AGTTCGAATTGTGCAGATTTACCTTTGATACTTTTTTGTTTAATCACTTTCATTTTCTAGGGGTAATTATTTCAGACACACCTCACGAAACTAGGGAAGCGAATAAGAGGATGAAGAACATTATTAAAAGTTTCAAGCATCACATGAATCATGAACTCTTATCTCACCAAACAAAGGTTGAAGGAGGTTTGAAACTGCTTGGAATGGCAGAAAGCGAACTCGAAAGAAAGGAGGCTGTATTGATAATTGAAAACGCATCGGCAGCGTTAAGGCTTGCAATTATTTCGGCTAATACCAAGATATGAAAACGATTTTATTTCTTTTTATTTCGCTGTCAATTTCAGCACAAAAGTATCGTGTTCGGGCAGTTAAGGATTCAGTATTTATAGTTGACACTTTGCCGATCGGTCATTCGCTTAAAGTCTGGAGTCCCTACGTTAAGGATTTCCTGCTCACACTAACCAATCCTGAAGGTTACATTGTCGATATAATGCAGCCTCACACGAATGGATGGAAAAGGAAAGAGGACATCAAAGGTTGGTATTATTATGAATTGATTTGGTTTGATTTCAGAGGTAAAAGATCGGTTAAATCGGGGAAGGTTTTTGTGTTATGAATCGGTACTTAATAGGCTTGATTTTAGTTCTGTCATTTGCTTTGATCCTGATCACTCAAAAGGCATGCGATTACAAGACTGAATCAGAAAGGCACGAATCAAACGAATACGCATTGATGAATCCATCACGGGGCAGAGTTGTAAATCTTACGAAAGATCAGTTTGAAGATCGTTTAGGGTTCAAGATTGATTCTCTAAATAAGCTACATAAAGAGCGCATGAAGCACATTAAAGGACTAACTACCATTAAGACAAAGATAGTTCGCCAAAACGTACCAATGGAGGTCATACGATATGATACAGTTACACGCATAAGGGAGTTGGCTTACTTGGATTCGTGCTTTTCAGTTTCAATAATAGATACCACACTCAGCATCCAATTCAATGACACTATTCAAATCGTAAACTACATGGGTAAACGATCAAAAAAGTTTTTGTTTATTCGCTACGGAAAACGACACGAACACGTTAAGGCATTTTCTAAATGTGGAACTATTGAAATCGGTAGTGTTAAGGTGGTTAAGGAGTAACCAATCAGATTTAGGTTCGTAAAAGTAACGCATGAAAATAGCAATTGATATAATCAAGAAATTCGAAGGGGGCAAGTTGACAAGTTACAAATGTCAAGCAGGGATATGGACAATTGGTTACGGAAGCACTTATTACGAGAATGGCAACAAGGTTAATTCCGGAGATGCAATCAGTCAGCAGCGTGCAGAATCATTATTATTAACCACAGTAACCAAGTTTGCATCGGAAGTGAATAAGATCGTTAAATCGCCTGTAAATGATAATCAGAGATCCGCATTAATATCATTTGCCTTTAACTTGGGAGTTGGTGCATTGAAAAAATCAACTCTGCTGAAATTAGTGAACGCAAATCCAAACGACAAGCAAATAGCGCATGAGTTTATGAAATGGGTAAATGCAGGAGGCAAACCATCTAATGGGTTAATCAATCGCAGGAGGGCAGAATTGCATCTTTATTTTAGCTGAAATGCCAGTAAGAAAGAAATGGTTTGAAAAATATTTAACTTGGTCAAATGCAGCATTGTTTCTGATCATGCCTATCCTGTTTTATTTCGGCTTTGGATTATTAACCGGCAGAATGAAATCTGAAACAGCAGCCGCAGGGATGATTACTTGGTCAGGTGTTGGTACTGGTCTTGCCTTGATGATACAACAGTTTAAAAAGAAACCTGATGGGGAGTGATACTGTAATATATTATGGTTGGTCGGAGAATCCTCGCCAATTTCCTGACACGATGCCTGATGGTCGGGTTTTTATTTCGCAGGATATTATTGGAGTTGATACGTTCAACTATTACACATGGCTTCCAATTCCAAAACCGACTATCTTTCAACCTATGGAAATCACAATTACTCAGCATCCAATAACTGCTCCCAAACATCACATTGAAATATATTCGCATCCTGTTGTTGCAAAGCCTTTAAAATGGGAGCAGTCAGGTTCGATGCTTTCTTACTGCGGATTTTCGTTAGGTGTTGCGATTTGGTTAGGGTGCATATCCGCAAAACTTTTTCGCCTATCGGTCTGAATGGTGGTTTATTGGGTGGGTTTGTATCGCAAATTAGGGAGTTATACGCAATTAAAAAATACTTGTTTGACTTCGGTAGGCTTCTATTCTTTTGTTTGCCTTTTCAAAGTAGTCTTTATCAATTTCGCAAGCGGTTAAATCAAATCCTAAGTCATCACAAGCAATCGCAATGCTTCCACTTCCTAAATGGCTGTCAAATATTTTGTTGCCTTCTTCTGCATATTCATTTAGCAAATATCTATAAAGTTCAACAGGCTTTTGTGTTGGGTGTATGCTTCCGCCTTTTTGTGCTATTAAACCACGATTAAATGTGAATATTCGTGTTGGTTTATTAAAGCTACTATAGGCAAGTTCGCAATCACTCATAGTTAAGCCATGCTGTCCTTTATCCCATACAATCCACCCTTTAGTTCCTTTTTGTAAATTGGCAACAAAATAATTTGCACCCCACACAATTTGATTTTTAGATATTCTTTCAAGTTCTCTAAAATATTCATCAGTAGGTATTGAATTATCCCATCCTTTAAAATCGTGTGCTTTTCTGTTATGTTTAGGGTTTTTACAAATACTTTCTTTTTGTCCGTCAATACCTATACCATAAGGTGGGTCAACAATAGCTAAATCAAATTGTTTATCCTTGCATTGCTTCATAAAAGGCAAACAATCTACGTTATATAAGTCAATTTTACTTCTGTACATAACAAGTATTTTTAAACTGCGTATAACAGCGGTTTTGCGTCATTGGGGCTTTAGTGCTATCTATAATCATTTGTGCTTAAATTAAAATTTGTACTCCTTATCGGCTTTAGTGCTGGAAATCCCCAACGAACGCAAAGCCACAAACCGTTAGGTGCAAGCTGTGAGAACGACCGACCATTGTTCAGCCATTGCTTTTGCTACACCTGTAAAAGTCTTACTACTTTCTTTTTGAGTGATGCTTTTCGGAGTTGCTTTTTGTCCTCTTTTTGCACCGCCAGTATTTGAAGGTAAGTAAGGTTTATATTCTGTTTTAATATCCGTTGGTTTTAATTTTGGTAATCCTTTTAACCATAAATGAGTTCTCTTTGAGTATTCGTGTCCGTACTCATAAGGCTGTATCACTTGCGTTTCTTTTGGTAATCCAACCACTTTTAAAGGCAAAGGATTTTCAACAGCAATAAATGGTATACCAGCATTTAAGCATTTCATAAAAAACTCTTTTGCTTCCATTGCTAATTTTAATCTTTTAGAGCAAATTTCGCCAGCCTTTGGGTACATCCATCTTGCACCTGCTCTACTCATAAAAGTACAAGGCGGATGGAATATTCCTAATTGTGGTTTAATCAATTCTATTGCATCAAATACACTCATTTGTAAGTGCCATTCAGGATGTCCACCACTACATTCTTGTAAATCGCAAGAGTAAGCTTCATATCCTAATTCTCTAAATGCTTTTGTTACCTCTTGACTTTCCTCACAGCCAACGAGAACACGAAAGCCTGCACCTAACACTGCATTGGCAATATTGGGGCTTCCGCACTTAATTTGAGCTTTTGTGCTTTCCACTATCATTTGTTTTTAATTTAAACTTTTGTACTTTCTAATCCCCAACATCGCCAATGCTTTTACGTTATAACCTACCTCCATCCCTCATCCTCATCGCTATCATTCTCAATTCTTCTTCGTGATCTTTTGGATGTCAACAGCGAAATCATTGCTGCCCAAATTACTAATATGCCGATAACTAGGTAGTCTTTCATCGTGCTTTAATTTTAAGTTGGTTCTCCTTATAACACTCCTTAATCGCCTTTAGCAGTTCAAATGCTAATTTAGGTGTAATATTCTCACGTCCTGTTTCGATCTGACTTATAAACGAGGCATTAGCATAGCCCATCGCATCGGCAATCTGTTGCTGTGTTACTCCTTTAAGTTTTCGCAGCTTCCAAATTTGGAGGGAAAAAGGTTCTGGTTGTTTCATGCCGACAAAGATAAAAACATTTTCCTAATAAAAAAATTAGGTTTATTGAATATGTTTGCCTTATCTTTGCCGAAACAAAAAAACTAAACCATGAAACAAATTCAACCAACCAATCTTCAAGTATTCGCAATGGGCTTGTCAGCTATTATTGCAGGAGGTATGCTTTGCTCATTTATGTGGGCTATTATTGATTTACTAATTAAATAAACAACTAAACATGGGACTACCAAAAGGAAGGTCTAACAATTTAAACGGGAGACCTATTGGATCAGTAAATAAAGACAAGGCTTTGGTCACATCTTTTTTAGACTATTTAGTAGATAGCGGTTTTGAAAAATTCGAGATTGAGATGAACAAACTAAAAGGAAAGGACTACATAAAAATATTTTTATGTATCGCAAAAATAATGTCTCACGATAGAAGCCACGTACAAGCAAATGAAAAGTTAATTCAATTTTTTAACCAAAAAATAAAACAAGATGGGACTAATTAGCAAAGAAAAAGCAAGTAGTAAAGCAATATTTGATCATTTGTGTGATCAGATGCACAAGTTAAGCGCAAAGTTAATCAGCGTTGAAGATGCAAAGGCACAAGCAAACCTCGCAAAACAAGCAAATAATGTTATGAAGTATGAACTTGACAGGGGAATTGCTTATGCAAAGTTTGGAGATAAGATGCATATTTTTGAACTAGACCGTTAAAATTTAATTTTACTAATTAACAACTAAACAATCATGGAAAACACACCCGTAAAACAAACCAATTCAATCAAATCATTCTTTGAGCAAGAATCTGTTAAGAATAGATTTCAAGAAATGCTTGGCAAAAAAGCAACTCCATTTCTAGCTTCAATCGTTCAGATTACAGCTAACAATTCGATGCTTAAAAATGCCGATCCGATAAGCATCTATAACTCTGCTTTGATGGCAGCTACTTTGGATTTACCGATTAATCAGAACTTAGGATTCGCCTACATTGTTCCTTATGGTAAAGCAGCCCAGTTTCAAATTGGATGGAAAGGAATGGTTCAACTTGCACAGAGATCAGGTCAGTACACAGCTATTAACGTGATTGAGGTCTACGAGAATCAATTTGAATCATTCAACACATTGACCGAAGAAATGAAAGCGGATTTCTCAATACCGGGAGATGGAAAGGTAGTTGGTTATGTAGCTTATTTCAGATTGATTAACGGATTCGAAAAAACTAGCTTCTGGACAATTGACAAAGTTACGAAGCATGGCAAGAAATATTCCAAGTCATTCAATGGATCTTCATCGCCTTGGCAATCTAGCTTTGATGAAATGGCAAAAAAAACTGTTCTGAAATCAACTTTGTCAAAGTGGGGTATTCTGTCAATCGAAATGCAAACTGCTGTTAGAGTTGATCAGGCAGTTATTAAGGATGATCTAGGTAATGAAGTTGAGTATATTGATCACGAGGAAATGAAACCAGATCCAAAGATTGAACGCATGAAAGCCTTAATTGAATCAGCAACATCAACAATTGAACTTGATGGGTATTCTGCCGATGTTCCGAATGAATTGCAAGAGGAGTTCCAAGATAAGTACATGAGTTTATTAGATGCGAAATGATGGACTTTAGCAAAGTATTATTCAGATGTTCATCACTTGGTAAATTAATGACAGAGCCTCGGAGTAAATCCGAGGTTCTATCCTCAACCTGCATCGATGAACTTATTAAAGTGTACGCAAAAGTAAAGTATGGCAGAAGTAGAGATATCACTTCTAAGTACCTAGAAAAAGGAATCGCAATGGAGGAAGAAGCTATTACGCTATATTCCAAATTCAAACGGGATTACTTTGTGAACAACAAGGCAAGGATGAGCAATGATTTCATCACAGGTGAATGGGATATTCTAAAAAGCGAGGTTGTAACCGATACAAAATGCAGTTGGGATTTGATCACATTCTTAAAGGCTTCCAAAGGTGAGATAAACAAAGACTACTTCTATCAGCTTCATGGCTACATGGCATTGACTGGGGCTAAATCTGCGGTTGTTGCCTATTGTTTGGTGAATACTCCTGAGAATCTTGTTCAATCTGAGATCAAATCAACTTGGTATAAGACAGGTTGTCCCGATGAAAACTCCGATGAATGGCAAAATGTGGTGCAAGAAATCCAAATGCTCGGAAAATACGACGATATTCCTGTGCAAGAACGAGTATTTGAGTTCAATATTGAGCGAGATGAGGCGGTAATTGAGAAAATAAACACACGTGTAAGTCAATGCAGACAATGGATGCAAGATAATTTTAAATAATTCTTTGAAATAGTTTGCATATCAGAAATAAGGTTGTATGTTTGTCAAACAAAACAACGACAAAATTTAAAACCTAAAAACATGACAACAGCAACTCAAATCTTAAATCAACTAGGAGGAAGTAAATTCATCGCAATGACTGGAGCAACTTGTTACTCTGATGGTAACACTTTAGTATCAAAATTCAAAGGTTCAAAAATTGCAAACATTATGTATGTTACGTTGAACAGCCTTGACTTATACGATGTTAAAATCTGCAAATTCAGAGGAATGGATATTAAAGTTATTAAAGAAATAAACGGAGCTTATGCTGATATGTTAAAGCCATTATTTGAACAAACAACAGGACTAAGAACTAGCTTGTAAATTAACCAACCAAACAAGCCTCTGCAAATGGTGGAGGCTACACCAACTAAAAACAAAAAACATGAGCGCAGATATTAAGATAACAGATTTTGTATTCAAGCCAATCGGTTACGGACATTACAAAGTAACTTATCAGAGTCCAATAACAGGTAAACAATGGACAGATGCAACTAATGACATGCAGTTGATTGATCTCACGCATGGTTCACCTCATCCAACGAGAAAAGATTTAATGAAACTTAAAAATGTTTGCAAAAACAAATAAATTATTTTTATGATTATGTTTGCAATATCAAAATAAGTGTTATCTTTGACAAATCAAACAACAACTAAAAACGGAAAACATGAAAGCAACTATCTCAACACTCGGAAACATGACCTTCTTAAACTTCTTTAACTCAAAAGAAATTTATTCAGTAAAAGGATTTGATACAGTTAGAAAAGCTAAGAACTACGCAAACAAATACGGATATACAGTTTATGAAAAATTACCAGAAGAAGTTAGAGAGTTTCAATACTGCGACTAACAAACCAACCAGAGGAGGCACTCGCAAAGGGGCGGGTGCAAAGCCTAAATACAACGAACCAACTACAACTATCGCATTCAGAGTACCGATAAGCAAGGTTGAAGAAATCAAATCACTTGTAAAATCCAAACTAATTAAATACCTGAAACCATGACAATCGAAGAATTTGAAAAACTAACCATTGAGCAGTTAGAAATTGAAGAATTTGAATGCAAATCATTCATAGTAGGAATTGAAAAGACAAAAGGCAAAAGTCCTGAGTATAATGTCTATCTGATCACAGATGAAAAGAACCTTGTCGGATCACATTCAGATCCATTAAAAGCAATTCTAAGGGCAATATTTAAAGGATGAGCGCACAATCAGAACGAGCGCATGAACAAGCTAGAAAGTTTGTCCATCAGCATCACTACATGTACGCAACTGACATCGACTATTGGGTGCAGATTATCGCAATTCAATTACTGAACTTCCATCAGGAAGAAACGAGAGAACAAACTGAAACAATTGAACGAGAAATAAGCAAGTACTTATGACAGCGAAAGAAAAAGCAAAAGAATTATTCGATAAAATAGACACTGTTAAAGATGAATGGGGTAACTATCCAATGTGTTTTGATACTTCTAAACAATGTGCATTAATTGCAGTAGATGAAATTATGACAGCTTTAACAGTTATACATTATGGTATGCAATATCTTTCTGCGGTAGACTATTGGCAAAACGTAAAACAGGAAATCGAAAAATTATGAAAGCAACTCCGAAAAGATACAGAGATACAAGAGTGGTTCAATTACAAGGCAATGTTTATGAAGTTGAATGCGATGTTTATCCGGGCGAACCTGAAACAAGAGATTATCCCGGCAGCGGTGATGAGATCGTAATCCTTTCAATTATTTTAGACGATGAGGAAGTAATGGACTCACTCACGATTAGCGAAATAGTACAAATCGAAGAATTAGCTTTGGGATTATGACAAACGTAACTATCTACAAACGGGCGCATGAATTGACCTTTGTTCAGTTTTGCCGCTGGATGAGGAAACGTAAAATCCGTAATTCCAATAACGCAAGAACTTTGCCTTCCTCCGTGATCGAATGTAGTGAGGTTGGCAGCTCGAAAACAATAGTAACAAAATTAAAAGGCGCATTGCCTATTTACGAAGATCAAAATTAAATGTTTAATTAAAACCAAAAAAATGACACTAAAAGAAATATTACATTCCATCGGTAACAGAACAGTTACTTGGAAGCAGCTAACAAAGAAACTAACCGATTCAGGATGGGAAGCAGAACCAACGATACGACATTTATTAAAGGCAGATAGTCTTTCGAAGATTGACAAAGGTCTGTATGTGGTCGGTAAACGATTTAAAATCAATCATGGCATAAGTAAACCAGAGTATAAGTTTGAAGAACCACAAATCAGGTCAGTCAATCCGATATCACTTGAACAGGCAATTGAGATATGCCGATCTCATGGAGTTGATTGCAGCCGGGTAACATCGGTTCAGCACGGGAATGTTAGAGTTGTAACGAGGGTGATATTATAATAATTTAAAAACTAAACCATGATATACAGAGATCACTTCCAGAATTACAAAAGTTATGCTATACCAAAGGCACAACTAATTATTGCAGACATTCCTTACAACTTAGGGAATAATGCCTACGCATCAAATCCAGCTTGGTATAAAGATGGAAATAATGATAATGGTGAAAGTGAATTAGCTGGTAAAAGCTTCTTTGATACTGATGAAGATTTTAGACCTGCCGAATTTATGCACTTTTGCTCAACAATGTTAAAGGCTGAAAGCAAACCTAAAAAGGTTGAAGGCGAAGCAAGACAGAAAGGCGATGCACCTTGTATGATTATATTTTGCGCCTTTGATCAGCAAATGTATTTGATTGAATTAGCAAAGAGATATGGATTAAATAATTACATAAACCTTGTTTTTAGAAAGAATTTTTCTGCTCAGGTTTTAAAAGCAAATATGAAAATAGTGGGAAATTGTGAATATGGATTAGTTCTTTATAGAGATCGTTTGCCTAAATTTAGAAACAATGGCAAAATGATTTTTAATTGTCTGGACTGGCCAAGAGATAATGAAAGTGAAAAAATACATCCTACTCAGAAGCCTGTTGAATTACTAAAGACACTCATATCAATTTTTACAGATGAAGGTGATGTTGTAATTGATCCATGTGCAGGAAGTGGTTCTACATTAATTGCGGCAGAAAGATTAAATCGAAAAGGCTATGGATTTGAAATTAAGAAAGAATTTTATACGAAAGCAAATAAATGGCTGACAGAAGAAAAACTGATGAAAAAAGAAATTGCAGAATTTGGTTTTGCAAAATCAAAAATTGAAAATTCAGCTCCAACACTTTGGTCTTAATCCTATGAGCAAATCAGATCTTCACTTTCAACTGGTCAAATTCTGCCAAGAAAAGAACTACAAGTTAATTCAAGAATACAAGTTCAATATTGATCGAAGATGGAAGGCTGACTATTTCATTCCTGAGATGAATCTACTAATCGAATACGAAGGACTAGGAGGCAACACCAGATCAGGTAATGGAGGACATCAAACTAAGTCAGGGTATACATCTAACTGCGAAAAGTATAATTCAGCATGCATTCTTGGATATGATCTGTTGAGGTACACAGCATTGAACACAAATCAAATGATAAATGATTTGCAGAAATTAAAATAATTGTTTTATATTTGAAGCCGTTAAGAGGTCAGAGCCTTAACGAATCTAAAACATTTTTGCCCTATAAGGGCTGCGAGGCTAAGAGAAATCAAAGCCGCTCTGACCGCAGCTTTTATAGGGCTTTTTTAATTTTTAGGTTATGGAAGAACCTTTTTATCCGTTTGACTCATTTAATAAGGCAGACGCAATTACAACTCTTAAAACGGTATACAGGAATTATCTTTATGAGAAATACAGACCTCGTAAATCAATAAAATCAATACACGAACAGGCTATTGATTTTGGTAAAATGAATGATCAGCTTGCTGATTTAGG